ATACAGCGTCAGATGAAGATATTTCCTGCGTCGCAGAACGAAATGGCTGATGCCCTCTATCAGCTTTATTCGTCTATGGATCTTACGGAGCAGCAGGGTGTTAAACTGCTCGCTACTACCAACAAGGTGTCTGTCGCGTTTGGTAGCGATCTACCTACAGCTACCAATGTTCTTATCACTACGCTCAATAACTTTGGAGCGTCTGCTGGTGGTGTTAACCAAACGCTTGACGACTTGGCGGCTATCGTGCGTATTGGTAGATTGGAGCTTAGCGACTTCGACTCCATGATGAACTCTGTGGCGCCTGCTGCTCAGAGCGCGGGTTACAGTCTTAAAGAGATGGGTGGAGCTATGGCGCTTATCACCCGTCTGATTCCTTCACAGGAAAGAGCTGCCACAGGGCTTGCACGTCTTATCGACATTTTCGGTAATAGAGACTTCCAGGCTGGTATGGCTAAGGCCGGTGTCGCTATCACCGATGTAACTGGTCAGCTTCTTCCGTTTGAAGAGATCATTAGGCGCATTGCAAGCCTTGATCCGCAGGGCCAGGGTCTTCAGAACTTTATCCAGATTATGACCGCTAGTGGTCGCGGTCGTGGTCAGGGTATCACTGGTCAGGCTAACGCACGTCGCGCGCTTGTGCAGCTAGTCAAGCATTATCGGGAACTGCACGAAGCGCAGCTTGACGTGAACGACTCCACAGGAGAGTTTAACCAGCGGTTCCAGGCTATGATGCAGACGCCTGGTGTTCAGTGGGCACTCTTCATTAACCAGCTTAGAACGCTAGCACTGGAAATCGGCAGAGATGCGCTACCTGCCATTGTCAAGCTCATGGGCTTTATCCGTGGTCTTATCGACAGATGGAGGGAACTGTCGCCTGAGACACGTCACGCGATAGTGTACTTTACTGCGCTCAGTGGTGTTATCATGCTTATCGCCGGCCCGATCATTACACTGCTCGGTTCGCTCGCTAGCATGATTACCATGTTTGTGCTGATGAGCAAGGTTCTCGGTGCTACTGGTAGTGCTGGTCTGCTTGGTAGGCTCGGACTCCTGCTAACCTTCCTTGGCCGGTTGTCTGCGATAGGAGCCATTCTCATCACAGTCAAGCTGATTGTGGATAGCGAGCAGCTTAAGGCTATCAGAGGATGGATCGAGGAACACGTCCCTGGCGGTGGTACCCTCAATAACATTCTTGGCTTCAGTGGCAAGGACTTGATGGGTAAGCTAGGTCTTGGTGGTGGCGACGGAGGTAGCGACGGTATCTTCAATCCCGATCGTAAGCTATTCGGCTCGCCGAAAGAGAAGGCTAACGCGAAGAAGATGCTGGCAGATATCGGTAAGGCGCGTGACCCGGTTGCAAAGCTTAAGCAGACTCTCAATGAAAGCAACGCGGCTTTCGTTAAGAACCTGAAGTCGGGCATGCTGATGAAAGACATTATGGCGCAGGTTGGCACTCAGATCGACGGTACCGCTGCTGCACAGAAGAAGTACAACGACGAGCTTAAGCAGTGGACTAACCAGCGCGCTGATGTTCTCCGTACAGCGCACGAAGAGTACGAGAGCATCATTGATCGCGCCGTCGATAACATGATCGCCAAGTACAACGAGTTTAAGGATGCCAACCAGTCTGCCTTCGGTACGCTGTTCCAGGGGCCAATGCTGACAGGCGAGTCTTTCCAAGAAGCGCAGGAATGGGGCATTAGCCCAACTATCGGTATTATCAACAAAGACCTTCAGCAGCAGATCAATGCGTTCAACGGCTGGAAGTCTGACCTTAATGCGCTAGCCAAGCGTGGTGCTCCGAAGCAGCTCGTTCAGGAGCTTACTGACCTTGGCCCCGATGCTGCTGATAAGATCGAAGTTCTGCGTAAGGCATCGCCTAAGATGTTCAACCGCTTCATTGCACTGTGGAAGCAGAAGAACAAGGCTATCGAGCGGGAGACTAAGCGCGACTTCAATAACCAGCTTAAGATTTGGCAATCGCATGGCAAGAACATGGGCCTTAAGATCATTGCCGGTCTTGAAAGCGAAGGCGGCGCTTTGGAGAATACCATGCGGAATATCCTTCGCAACTCGTTTAACGGTGACTTGCTGAACGAGATTGTCAACAAGGCTCTTAGCGAGTTCATGCGTGACCATCCCGCTCCCACACGTCCTACTGGTACGAACGTTCCTAGCTCCAATATCCCACCGCGTAATACGGGCGGTAGTCGAGCAATCCCGATTAATCAGATGAACCTTCAGCAAGTGACGAGGGCGCTTAAGCGTGATGCACCGCGTCTTCGTTCTACCAACGCTGCACTCATTCAACTGTCTAATTGGGTTACACAGCCCGGTAGCGAAGGTGGCAAGAGGATCACTCCTGGCGAGCAGGAAAAGCTTGAAACGCTTAGCCGTCAACGCGCCCGTCTTGCACGTAGAGTACGTCGTGAGCGTAGGCGTCGCAAGCGCCTGTTGAGGCAGAGCAACGCTGCTGCCAGCACTGCTACGCAGAACACCGGTTACAGCAGCTACCAACCGATGCCCACCACAGAGCAGTACATCAAGGTTGAGCTACACAGCAAGGACGAGCCTACTGTTGTGCAAGCGAGGAAAGCAGGATGGATCGTGGCTCAGAAGGCTAAGAGAGCATGATCGACTTTATCGAGCTACACCCGGTTGGTAGGTCTTCGCTAGAACTCAACACTCTTGCGTATCCCATCGTTGACTCGTTTGAACCTGAAGTCGAGATGGAAGAGCATAAGTACAAGAAGGCTCTCGTTATGGGTGAATGGCCTGCTTACCATCCCGAAGGCGCTCTGTACGTTACCATCAATGGTGACATTGTAGGCAACCTCGGTGCTGACTACACTGCTAAGCGCGATGCACTCGTTCTTGCGTGTAAGCCGTTTACTGACGCTGACGAGCTTCTTACCACACGTCACCACGGAACGATGCACTTGCAGCTTACAGGATGGGCTGCGGTTGCAACGCAAGACTACGTGATTACCAGTAAGTCGTTCCCAATGACGACTGACTACGTTAGCGTCAGTTCGTTCCATATCACGTTCAAGTTCCCAATCCCGTACTTCCTGAACGGGAGTACTCGGTACTACATTGCCTGATTGGAGTGTTTCTTTCGTAGAGAGCATGGTTGACCCTACTGGCTTTTTTAGGGTCAGCGATCTTACGTTCTCTATTGTCAACTCCGAGGAAGGTACCTTCACTTGCGAGATTCCTCTCGGTAACCCCGATCTAACGCCTAATCTGATCGGCCCGTATCGTACGAGTTGGACGGTGCTTAGAGGTGGTCACGCGCTAGAAGGTGGTATCGTCACCAGCATCAATCTCAACAAGGATCGTGAGACTCTGATGATTGGTGGCTCTAGCTTCCTTCACTACCTTAAGCGTCGTATCTATCCTTTCGAGCCTGTCCAGTATCGCAACGGCGGCTGGCCGGAATGGCCCATTAGGTACCGTGACCTCGATACCTGCGAAATCGCGCGTCGTATCCTTAACGCTGCGATTGACGCTGATCCGTACTCATGGCCTATCTTCCCCCATAACGGTGTAGGCAGTGGCTTCGATACTAGATACAAAATCTGGCCTGCCGATCCTACCACCATCTTCGATCATATCAAGGCTCTTAGCGAGCTAGGGCCGGACGGGTTTGAATTCGGTATTAGCCCGACTACGCTTGAGTTCTTCATGTATCCGGGTGGACGAGATAGCGGCTTTACACCGTGGGACGTTGCTCCACGCTGGACTGAAGCTAGTGGTCAGATTATCGACTTCGACTGGAATAACATCGGCCCGAAGGGTACGTGGACTCTCGGACTCGGCACCGGTAAGAACGCTAGGAAGATGGGCGCCACTAAGACCGATGTTGACAACAAGGCTCAGTTCGGTCGCCTCGACACTGTGGAGGATTTTGGCGAGGTTAGCGATCAGAAGGCACTCGACGCTATGACCGCGTTCCAGGGTTCGACTAACCTTGGCCCTGAGCGGTCACTGTCGCTGTCAGTGCTGAATCCTGAATTCTTGGTGCCTAACTTCTATACCGGCGGTAGCCCTCGTAACCTGATCGGTGACCGTATCCACGCTGAGTACGACTTTGAGTACCGACACGTCGATGCCTACTTCATCGTGCAGGCTCTCAACTTCAACATCGACAACAGTGGTAACGAGGAAATCGAGTTTGAGCTTGAAATGATCCCACCGAGGTTGGCGTAATGGGCTGGCGCGACAGACGACCACAACCACAGAATACGACCGATGCTCTGCTTAGACGCATTGCTGACCTTGAGAAGCGTATTGCGCTGCAAGAGCAGACCGGCCCTACGTCGTTGCAGCTTATCGACTTTGAGGACTACGAGGACGCTCCCTACGAGAACGTCAATATCGGTGAAACGCACATTAACTGGCCTGGTGTGCATCGTGAGGCTCGCAAGTATGATCCTGCCATTTACTTCCATGACGAGAAGTGGCGCGCTCTCGGTAGCAATGCTGCTGTCTACGAAATCAAGGTCTTTGAGGATGACGAGCCTAACCTCGTTAAAGACCGTGCTTTCGTATGGGAGGTTCCTGAAGACCTAGACGGTGGTATGGTTATGAAGGCTGGCGCATTCGTCACTACGGCTGGCGGCGATAACGAGCTTGAAATCACTGTTGACGGTGGCGGTAGTATCCTCGACGGCACGATTCAGATTCCTGCCGGTGAGAAGTCTTCTCGCGCTGGCGTAAGTCCACAAGCAGAGTTTGTAGTTGAGTGGGGCGGCGATCAGCTTTCGATCAATACACTGGCTGCGAGCGGTATGGGCCTTGGAGTGTGGGTGCTGGTTGCTGGCGCGGGTGTCGGTGGTGTGTTGCTTCAGGGTTACAAGGGTGATCCTGGCGGTATTACCAATCCGCGAGGTAACTACGATCCGGCAACTACCTACGAACCTGGCGATGCCGTGTTCATCGGCGGTTCGACCTATATCACCACAGTTACCAATGTAGGAGTTATCCCTGGTGTGACGGCGGGGTGGGAAGACTTCTTCATGCAGCTTACGGAAGGAACCCCACGATCCACTCTTAACTTCAGTCTCTCGACTGGTGGTTATAACATGGATACCGGCATCAAGGGATACAAGAAGGTTCCCTACGATGCGACTATCTCTAACGTCACTCTACTTGCTGACGTGCCTGGTAGCGTTACCGTCGATATCTGGAAGTCTACCTTCGGCGGTCATCCCGCAGGCCCAGGCCAGAGCATTACAGGCGGGAATCCCGCTACGCTTGCTACGCAGGTTAAGAGTTCAAACAGCACACTCACAGGTTGGAACACAAGCATCGCAGCGGGTGATATCCTTACGTTCTATGTATCTGCTGTGGATGCGTTTATCTCGCGCCTCGGTGTTGAGATAGAATTGGAGCGAGTCTAATGCTGAGGTTTATCGAGTCTTGGGATCATTACAGTACTGTCGTTCGTAAGTGGGATTTCAACTTCAACGTCGATATCCAGAACAACGCCGGACGTTTCGGATCAGGCGATGCTGCCGCTTACTTCGGTAATACCGACAATAGAATCCAGAAGGTCATTGATGCCCAACCAACGTGGATCATCGGTTTTCCGTGGTATAACAACAGTACCAGCTTTGGCGATAACCAACCGATCCTTTCGATCCTTGACGGGTCTACATATCAGTGTTCAGTCTCACCGGTTACGGCAGGGCCAGTATGTACTTTACGAGCATATCGAGGCTCAGTAGGAGCGAGCGGTACATCACTCGGTACGGGTACTATCCAACTTAAGCAGTTGCGCTGGTACTGGATCGAAGTCCTGTTCACTATCAGTGATACCGTCGGCGTCATCCAGACCAAGATTGACGGTGTAACCGATCTCAACTTGACGAGCCAGGATACCAAGGTAACGTCGAACGCCACAGGTAACATCATTCAGCTTGGTGGAGACAGTGGTGGTGGTAGAGGCATGTTCATCGGTGATCTGTACGTTTGCGACGGTACTGGCTCTGCACCTACTAACACCTTCCTCGGTGACGTTCGTGTCCAGTGCATCATGCCCAACGGTAACGGCAATAGCTCGCAGCTTATCGGTCAGGACTCTGACTCCACTAACAACTATCAAAACGTTGACGATGGTGGGCCTGACACCGATCCTGACGATGACACTACTTACAATCAGCACACCGTTGTCGGCAACAAGGACACGTATGCCTATACCGACGTTAACGGTTCAACGGGCACAGTCTACGGTGTACAGATTTCTCCGTACGCTAGGAAGACTGACGCCGGTACCAGGAAAATCTGCTCCATCGCACGGTTGAGCGGTACTGAAGTGGATGGGCCTGATAAGGATCTTTCCACCACTTATCAGTATCTTTCCGATATCCGCGAGACTAAGCCTGGTGGCGGTGCGTGGACACCTACGGACATTAACAACGCTGAGTTCGGGATGAAGATTACGGTCTAATGTCTGTTACCGTTCGTGGAGCAGGAGCCTTTGGCGGTAACGGTGCTCTAGGAGCACTGACACTTCCTACCGGTACACAGCCGGGTGACCTTCTTATCCTTACAGGGTTCACCATCGTCGGTGCAACCATGTCTGTTTCAGGATGGACGCAGTATCCGCTCTCTCCTGTTGACGATGGTAACGCACGAATACTGTGGGTGTACTATAAGATCGCTAGCGTCAGCGAGAGTGTTCCGTCAATATCAGTCTCAGCGAGCCAGTGGGGCGCTCAGATTCTTGGCATCCAAGTTGGTACTTACGATCCTTTCAATCCTTTCGACCTTGCCAACGATGTATCCGGTGTACACACTCCACCTGCTAGCGGTTCTAGCACAGTCAATGGCATTACTACGTCTATCGCCAATCAAACTGTGCTTATGCTGTTCTCGCTCGACCGTGACGCAAACGGTGGGATCATTACGAGCTACACTCGCAGTGAAACTGTTACCGAGCATTACGACAATAGCACGTCATCTGGCGTCGGTGGTGGTGTAGCAGCCGCATCCTTCGTTAAAGTTACACCTGGTGCTACCGGTACTACAGCGATAGCGCATTCAACAGCCGATCCTCACTGGATCGTTGTTGGCATGAACGACGAGGTTCCTGTCGTTGTCGAGTCTCAGCTTCCTGTGGAGGTTGTCGCAGTAGGGACGCCTGCCGGTAGACTATCGCAACAGCCCGTTGAAGTGCTTGCCGCTGGAACCTCTGCTGCAAGGCTTACACAAGAAGCCGTTGAAGTTGTCGCAAGAGGAACGCCACAGGCCCGAATGTCGCAAGTAGTGGTTGAAGTGATAAGACGTGTATCCCATGAGAACGTTCAGATCGACTTAATCGACTAATGGCGTTTGATACCCTGACACCCATTTACCCTGAAGGTGGCACCTTCCCGCATGGAGAGAATCCTCTCAGCGATGGAGGCAAGTGGCGCATGTATTCCACTAGACCGCCTCTACAGTCTAAAGCCGATGGTAGTGCTCTTATCGGTACAGTAGAGTTTGCTGTGAATGGAAGCTACTATGCCGCACTACCGTTCCAGGGTAAGGTTGTTGAGGCTTACGGTTGTAGACCTGAATCCGGTCTTGGTGCAGCATTAGAGTCTCATCGCATCGTAGCACTCTTTGGCGATCCTGACGGCTATACGGGGTACTCGTCGGGCTTCGGCGGCGGTATTGGTGAGTCGTACTTCTTTCGGCTTTACAGCGGTGGTACGAGCAGCTTCGTTGGTATCGGAGATGACGGTGCTGCCGACGGTGGAGTCGGAGCAGGAGGCCCAAGACCTAGAAAGCTTGGTATACGCATTACGCCTGACAGAGTACAACAATGGGGCTGGACTTCGGCTACAGGGTGGTTTCTAGTGCAAACGCATTTCGGTACTGAATACCGTGGACAATGCTTCTTTGCACTTGAAACAGAGGAACAGGGCGGATTGAACGAAGTCGGCTGGACGTGCTTTTTCGCGCAGGAAATCCGTCGTACACAGTTTTATCGTTGGTTGCCGTCACTGACGCCCGGTGAACTAGAGTAGGTATATAAGGGGCTGAGAGAATGAGCATCGCTGTTATCATTAGCTGGATACTACTCTTTGTCGTTGGGTATAGCTTAGGGTACGCATCCTGCCATAAGAGGAACGGATACCACAAACGCCGTGAACAGAGATGAGCTAGTTTACATCATTGCCCTCATCGTCGCCGGGGTGTGGGCAATCGTGTCACTGGTTAGTTTGCTGCTAAAGGACTATACCGGATTGACCATAGTTACGCCGGTGATGGTGATTGTCGCAGGCTTCTTGTTTGGCTTCAAAAAGAACGGGAACGGAGGATCATAACTAATGCCGCAGAGAATACCGAGGTACATTGGTAACCACCTTGCCGGTGCGTACATCGTAATCGTCTGTGCTATGGCCTTGTCGCTTGGAGTACTGCTTTATCTGTATAAGCAGCAGGCCGATGATACACAGAAAGTTGCTGAGCAGACGCAAGTACTCGCTGAACAGAGTTTAAAGCTGAGTATGGAGATTCAGCAGCAAAGGCGCGATACGATCTATCAGACTTGTCGCGCACAGAACGAGCGTCATCTAAACCTAGCGCGTTTCTTGCGGAAACAAGGTATTCCGCCGCAGGCAAGACCTGACGTGTACGTGTTCATTAACAAGCTAGCTCCGCTACAGAACTGCCGCAAGGTCGTACAAGCGGCTACCAGTACAGACTGACAACCGCAGGGTTAGTCTGTTATCCACCCTACAAGGAGGTTAGAGTTGACAGCTAGTGGTAACGTCAAAGCACTGATCGCTCTCATCATGGCGGTCATTGCAGCGTTGACTACTGCTCTCACCGGTCATACGGACTTCGGCGATATTGACACGCAGACGTGGCTTATCGCTCTTGGTACCGTACTTGCATCGGGCGCGTTGACAGCGTTTGTTACCAACGTTCCCGGTATTTACGGTGGAGCAATCAAGTCACTGATCGGAGCGGCAGGAGCGTTCATTGCGGCGCTTGTGCCAGCATTCGATGATCGCGTTGTTTCACAGCTTGAACTGGTTACGGCAATCGGTGCGTTCTTCGCGGCGTTGGCCCTGGTCTATCAGATTCCAGACCCGCCGACGACTGAACCACCGGTTACGTCGCCACCGCTTGTGCCCTAGCTACAGGGTCTAGGGCGCAAAAGAGGGGCCGGTACCGTTACCTCTCCTGCGGGCGATACCGGCCCCTCACCTTGTTAAGCCCCCTACCGTAAGGCAGGGGGCTTAGCTATGACTCGCCCGAATCAGGCGTCAAGTGGCATCACCTCCTTACAGTTCGTGGTCGCCGTGAACGTGCTCAATCACGGCGTCAGGGAAGTTGGCAAGAACAGCGTTGATAGCGTCACCACGGCTCTCGTACTCTTCCAGCACGTCGTCGCCGTTCTGCTCTCTAACCTTGTACTTACCGTCTTCGTAGTAAATCTCGATAATCACTTCTTCCTCCTGTTCTCGCCTTCGTAACCGGACTTATTGAACTGGAATCCGTAACCGTACGTGTACCAGTGAAGCAAGTGACGTAGAGCATCCATCGCGTGAGGCTTACCGCGAATGTACAGCCCGTCACGTTGCAACTTCTCGTTACTGTAGTAAGCCATACCAGTAGCAGCTTTCTGTCTAAACAAGTGTATCTTGTTCTGCTGTGCGTATAGCTCCATAACACCTAGAAGCTCACGCGGATAGAGTTCCAGTCCTTTCCGCGCTCTGCCTCTAAACTCGAATTCCTCAGCTACGATCATATCCGGCTTCAGCAGACGTAGCTGGTCGTACAGCATGATATGATCGAAGGCGGTCTGACCGCAGCGAACCTTCATCAGACCGTCCTCAATCACACCGACAGCATGCCCTGTTGTGATACCAGGGTCAAAGCATGCTACGGTCTTCATTTCGTGAAGTCCTGCTTACCAAACACCTTAGCGCCACCTAGCTTACGCGACAACCACCAGCAAAAGCGTGTCCACTTAGATACACCAGCCCACGCCTTAAGTACAGGAATCGGCATTTCACTATCGTATGGGCCTTGCTCCTTCATTCGCCTCTACCCATCGTTGACATGATTGCCGCGTGTGCCCACTGTAGCAGACCAACGGAGCGCCACGGAGTCATGTTCGATTGCTCCTGTAAGAAACCCGCAGCAGCCCTACCATCGCTTGTAACCACTTCGTACGCGATGACCCACCCGACGACGATATCACCGTCGTTCTGCGGCAGTTCCTCTTGAAGTAGCTCGTCGATCTTACGGGTGTCTTTGCTGATTTCTCCCATTAAACACCGTCCCTCAATTCCTCCATCGTTAGCGGTGGACGTACGGTGAACATGTACTCTTCGGGGAAGCGGTAGTAACTGCTCATTGGCGCGATAAGATCGGGCGCTGCCTGAGAACCGTTAGAACCCCACTGTGCTGTAGAGAAGTTTCCAGGCTTGATACAGCACACAACATGTCGTTCCGAGTGGAAGTGTGCTAGGTCACCAATGCGGAACGGAGCGCCGATATGGTGCCAACCGTCCTCATCATCGTCAGTGTTACCGTAACCCTTGTACATGTACTTACTAGGATCAGGAACTTGAATGCCTGTCTTGTCCTGCGCGTATCTGAACGACTGAATCACCATAAGAGAACAGTCGCTCCTACCACCGGCAGCAGGGTTAACCGTTACATCGCCGGGACGGCCCTGCCAGTATCCCCACCGGTAGTTGTATTTAATGGCGATAGTCCAGAACTCATGGATATAGAACTGAACCTTCTGAACCTTCGCTGATGTAGCAGTGACCTTAGCCTCGTCTTGCACGATCTTGCGTGAGTATTCGTCAAGTGCCCATTCACCCTTATGCGGGCCTTCGGGAACCCTACGGTTCCTAACGACTTCCCACACTTCTTTCCCGTAACTTCCATCCCGCGGATCGTTCTTGCTTCTGATCTTGTGAACGATCTTAAGGTCAGCAACAAGTTCCCACAGCTTACGGTTGTAATGCTGGTCGTAGTCGGCCCAATCGAGTAGACCTACTCTACCGAAGTAACGCTTAAGTGCCTCTGCTGTGGGGCCTTTGGACTTAAGAGGCCCGTCGGCCAAACCATACGGCCCTGTATACGGAAACTGCCCTTCAGTGAGTGGCATCGACTTTACCGTTCTTATGTGCTTTGTGCATCTGCTCGACCATTTCAGCGGCTTCTACGAACGTACAGTCGTTATTCTTCTGAACGGTCTTGATGCGTTCGTACAACTTCTCGGGATCACGCTGGTCACGCTTAGTACTCATACTCTGCGAGATAGACACCCCACCCACCTTTCTGCCACTGAGCGTATTCAGCTAGTGGCTTACCGTATGTACCGAAGACAGGCTGCGTATGCGGCCAACCGAGCTGTACTCTGGCTGTAAAGTCCATACGCGGGGGAGAGAAGTTTTCGCTCACTCCCATGTAACACTCGGTCAAGCACTTGTAACCCATGTCGATGATCGGCTTGGCCTTATCCGGCCTATAGCCTGTACTATCAACTAGCGGTACGAAGTTGGTTATGACCGCTCTTGCCACGTTAGGCAGAGTATCTGTGTGTTGAATTATACCCCGGTAGTCGTCTTCGTCCTCTAGCTCTGCTACAACGAAGTCAGCATCGAAAGGACACGCTTGCAGGTTCATAGAGTTAGTGAACCAAACACCCGCCCAAAGCTGCTGTTGGTGACAAGCATCGCGGAAGGCAGGCCAACGAGCGTCATTGCCGTAATCGTCGTACTCTAGGCTCGCGCACTTATAACCGCGAGCGGCGGCTCTAGTAGCGAATGTAGCGACTCCACCGAGGCTACCGTTACTAAAGCCCCAAGCGGTCATTGCGTGGGGAAAGGGGCTGTGGTGATCTGCGACCTCAGCACAGCGATTTCATCCGTGAGTTCCTCGTAATGAATCTTCTCGCGTCCATCGACGTTATCGAGATGATCCTTGATCTGATCCACAAAGTACATGTCAGCGTTAAAGGTGTCTCTGATGCCACCAGCCTCGGCACCATCCCAACGACCACTAGACTCCACGTATCGCTTCCAGTCGGCAATGGACACACCAGCCGGAGGCTGCTTACCGAATACCTTGACGTACAGGTCTTTAACTGCATTGTCGAGTGCAGACGCCGAGAAGCTGGTAGGCGGCTGCTTGGGCTTAAAGGTCTTTTCGTCGGCCATGCTGGTCTTAC